GGAGGGTAAGCAATGAGTATTCCGACTTGGACAATCATGGCCCTGTCGCTCGGCGGGCCGTTTGAGGGTCAGGGGCCAACTACCGCGCTGGTTTTCCCGTCCTATGCGGCGTGCAGCGCCAGCATCAACACGCTGCGAGACGTGTTCGAGGAGCGCGGGCTGGACGTGATTGGCGTCCACTGCATAGGAACAAATGCACCGAGTGTGTCACCGTTCCCGAAGGTAAGACCCAAGTGAGAAACCCGATATACAAGACCGTGTGTAAAATGGTGTGTAGTGGGTATAGCCGCAAGGACATTGCTGAACGCCTCGGCATGCGGGTTACCAACGTCCACAACCACATCAAGTATGCTAAAAGTATAGGTATAACCACGCGGTTTGACAGGGAGAGAATCCTACTGGCTACTGCACCGCCGCACATCGAACAGTGGCTGCGGGAACAAGCCCCAGAAGGGGCAACGGCGGGGGACGTGATCCTTGCTATTCTAAATGACGCTTACAATGAGGATATGGAAGATGAGAGTAAACAAACAGAAAATGCCAGAGGGTAAAGCCACCACCGATAAGCCAAGCATGTACACTGTCAGGACTGCAATCAGCGCACCGCGCAGGACAGTCAACGTGCCAGTGATGTCAACGCATACGCTAGAGTTTCGTACTATGCCCGTCACGCTAGGGCGCGCACCATGGGAGATGGAAAATGATTGATCAAGAGGCAAAGGATGTTCTGTTCTTTTTTGGGGGCTTTGCTCTGATATGTACGATTGCCTTTGTTGTAGTCTCTTGGGCTACAAAGCCCAGCCCCATGCAGCTGTGCATCAAGGCGGGCTACGAGTGGATCGACGGCAACTGCGTGAAGGGCGGTTCGAAATGACCGATGACCACAAGACCTTTAGCCCCGTGGGAAAAAAGCTTCGTGAAATGGGCTACGTGCCTATGCCGCGCTGGTGGGTCACGCCGACAGAGGCTGACATCATTGCTCGTATCGCCAAGCACCACCTGCCGACCATCATGAAGGTCAAGGAAGAAATACGGCAGGAGCAAGCCTTGGCAGAACTTGAAGAAAATTACAAACATGGATGGAGTTATGACGAATGATTATTAACGGAACAAACCTCCTCGAGGCAGCACCGATCAAGGACATGATCAACGAGAAGCGCCGCGAACATGGCGTGTCTTGGGGGCTGTCAGAGGCGGGGTATGACATTCGCGTGAAGCAGGATATTCACTTCTACAAGCCAAATAATAAAGAATACCTGTCAGGGGTAATTGTAGACGGTAAATTTTCACAAGGGGACTTCACCATTGCCAGCGCCATCGAAGAATTTAACATGCCGTCCGATCTGGTTGGCATTGTCCACGACAAGAGCTCATGGGCGCGACAGGGCTTGTCGGTCTTCAACACGGTGATCGAACCATCGTGGCGGGGGCATTTGACCTTGGAACTGGTATATCATGGACGCGAGGGCCTACACATCCCAGCGGGTGCGGGCATCGCACAGGTAATTTTCCACCAGACATCCTGCAACGCTTATTATGACGGCAAATATCAGAACCAGCCCGACCGCCCTGTAAAGGGCATCATGTCTGACGAGTAAAAATGTACTATGAAGCAGTTGCAAATAATGCTAAGCAGCACTAACTAACGATAAAGGAGATAAATATGACTGTATTTTTAAAGGAAGAAGAACGGGTTTGGCAATACCTACTTACTAACCCCGGCGCTGACGCGCTTACTACATCTGTAGAATGCGCAGTACCCTACCATATCGCTAAATCCTGCATCGACCGCATTGGCACCCCGCGCGATGTGCTTATTGGAAGCCAAAAATCGGTACAAGAATCGGTACAAGAAGAGTGGGCCGACGATGATATTTTGTATGTTTCGGCGAGCACGCAAGCGAAACCTACGCGGGTGCAGACCCTAGAAACGGCAATCGGCCTGACGAACGGGGACAGAAACAAAGCCTACGGCCCACCCATCAACAATCTTACTGACTGCGCAGAACTGTGGAACACCTACATCCGCGCAAAACAAAGGGCTACGGACAAACTAGAACTAGATGCCGAAGACGTTGCGTGGATGATGGTATTAATGAAGATGACCAGATCGTTTCAGAGGGGTTATCACCCAGACAACTACACTGACGCATCTGCCTACTCCGCTATCGCTGGAGAGTGCCGTGAAATTTTAAGTAAGAAGGAAAAGGAATGAGCATGAACTATTTCAAACCGACGGAACTGCAACAACTGGAAGCGACCTACAACTTCACTGCTCGGGCGGGCCTAGGCTTTGCGATTACACCAGACAACGAGCAAGTATTCCTATCCGTAGTGGACGTGCAGCGCTACGCCCTAGAGGTGGGAGATACCCTGCGTGTATGGGCTACAGACAACTATGCCTCTGAACATACTAAGCATCACCCATCACGCTGGCGCGCAGTGCGTGTCGAAGTCCTATCCCGCGTGGCCGACGTTGTTAGTGTAGCGCCTAACGTCCCCGCACCTGCGGCACAGCACGCTACCGATTTCGTTGAGGTGTTTACCTCGGTGCTGGAACAACCGCGTCCGTGGACAGTGCAGGATTTGACGCAGGCTGCTGCAAAACAGAGCGTGCCGCCCGCTGCGCTACCCGACCTACTAGCAAAGGTAACTGGGCGCCTCCTGACGTTACACAAGAACGGGGAGATTGCCTGCATCAAAGTATATGCTCGGGGTGATCAGGAGCGCGCATCTGCGGTTTACTACGCCAAGAACGTAGACGTGTTCTACGAGTACCTCGATACACCACTGAACGAAGAGGAGTGATGGGTATGGGCTTGAACGAATTGCTTCACGCGATGCCGGAGCGGGATCGGGAGCATCTACGGAGTGCGCCGCTGTTCATTATATCCGACGAAATTGCAAAGGCCGTTGAAGAAGCAGCGTGGGCGGGGATCAATAATTCTGTTGCGCGTAACGAGGTTATATATCCAGTGCGCGCCCGGCTACCAGCCAATAAGATACTCGTGCACAAGGTTGGACACGACGTTCTATACTACTGCTACAACTTAGAAGGGCAGATCAGAATAGCGTGTATGTTTGCAAATGGAGAATGGGATAGCGTCGGTTGGTTCGTTCCGGGTGGGGGCGGCCAAGCATATGATACCGGAGGCACGGAAGAAATCCTGTTGTCAAAAGCGTTGACAGCGGCGTTGCTCGCTGAGTTTATATCCATGATAAACACCCCAGCGTATACAACCTCTCGCCCCCTCATCCGGCAGCAAAAAAGAGCTCATGCGCGTGCCTTTGGACAAAACAGCGCAGAACGAATCCGCGTTATAGCGTGGGACATAACCAAGCCGAAACTAGCTGCTGGGGAGAGCATCGGTTCCGGTAGGCACATGCCACTACACTACACACGCGGGCATTGGCGTAAATGTGAGGCACACCACACCGGAGCTATAACCCACGACGACGGAGTTGTTCGTCAGTGGATTGAGGGGTTTTGGTCGGGGCACCCGGCCTATGGAACGATAAAGTCGGTCTATGCACCGACGCTAGGGGTAGCCTAATGGACATTATTACAGTCGACTTCGAGACCTACTACGACAAGGACTACTCGCTGTCCAAGATCACCACGGAAGAGTATGTTCGTGACCCCCGCTTCCAAGTCATTGGGGTGGGGGTTAAAGTCAACGCAGGCACCACCGAATGGTTCAGCGGCACACATGGCCGTACTAAGGAGTTTTTGGCCCAGTATGACTGGGCTAACTCCGCGGTGCTGGCACACAACATGATGTTTGATGGCGCGATTAACTCGTGGCGGTTCGGTATCCGGCCGAAGGTTCTGTTTGACACCCTCTGCATGGCACGTGCCATACACGGAGTCGAGAAGAGCGCCAGCCTGAAAACACTCGCCCAGAACTACGAGGTGGGGGAGAAGGGCAACGAGGTGCTTGATGCCAAGGGCAAGAGACGCGGTGACTTCTCGTTTGAGGAGCTGTCGGCCTACGGCCAGTACTGCATTAATGACGTAGACCTGACCTACGAGATATTCAACATCATGCTGTCACGGGGCTTCCCTAAGTCCGAACTCAAGCTGATCGACCTGACTCTGCGTATGTTTACGGAGCCCACGCTTGGGCTCGACCGAGAGCGTCTAGAAGCACACCTAGCGAAGACGCAGCTTATGAAGGGAGACCTGCTCAAGTCCGCTGGCCTAGAGGACAAAGCCGACCTCATGTCGAACCCCAAGTTCTCGGCGCTGCTAGGGGCGCTTGGTGTCCCGTCCCCAATGAAGATTAGCCCTACCACGGGGAAAATGACCTACGCACTGGCTAAGACCGATCAGGGTATGAAAGACCTGCTAGAGCATGATGACCCACAGGTACAGACGCTGGCTGCCGCACGGCTCGGGGTGAAGTCCACGCTAGAAGAAACCCGCACACAGCGCTTCATCGACATATCGGGGCGTGGCATACTGCCCGTGCCCGTGCGCTACTACGCTGCCCACACGGGCCGCTGGGGCGGGGATGATAAGATCAATCTGCAGAACCTACCGAGTCGGGGCCCTAACGCCAAGGCACTCAAGAAGTGTATCGTAGCACCAGATGGCTACAGCATCGTCGAGGCAGACTCTGCGCAGATCGAAGCGCGCATGCTGGCGTGGCTGGCTGGTCAGGAAGACGTTGTAGACATATTTGCAAAAAATAATGCAGAGGTAGCCGCAGGGGTAAAAAAGGAGGATATGGAGTACGACCCGTATAAGATAATGGCGTCGCATATCTATAATAAAGGGGTGATGGACATAACCGCTGGTGAGCGCTTTGTCGGTAAGACGACGGTGCTAGGTGCAGGCTACGGCATGGGTGGCGATAAGTTCCAGCTGGCCCTCAAGAACTCTGGGGTGGAGATTACCAAAAACGAAGCCGCCAAGATCATCAGTATCTACCGAGAAACAAACGACATGATCTCTAACATGTGGAAGCAGGCGGGTATCATGCTGCGATACATGGTGCGCGGCGATGCTATGCCGTTCGGTAAAGACGGGGTGCTAGGCGTAGACCCACATGCCCCCGGCATCATACTGCCCAATGGTCTGCTGATCCGCTACGACGAGCTGGAAGAGGCCGAGAACGATAAAGGTGGGATGGAGTATTCCTACAAAACCCGCATCGGCCGCACCCGCATCTACGGCGGAAAGGTAGTCGAGAACGTCACGCAGGCACTAGCCAGACTTATTATCGGCGAGCAAATGCTGCAAATTAGTAAGAAGTACCGCGTAGTATTGACAGTCCATGACAGCATTGTATGCTGTGTGCCTGACTATGAGGCTGAAACCTGCAAAGCCTATGTCGAAGAGTGTATGCGTTGGGTTCCCGCATGGGCCGAGGGTCTACCCGTCGATTGCGAAGCAGGTATCGGAAAAAATTATGGAGAGACAGAATGATGC